GATAGAAAGAGGAAGATTCTTTAGTGAGTCTTTCTCTTTCTTGTATAAATGCTAACCAACATATTTAGATTTATCTATTGAAATCATTAAGACCTACTTAATGCTTATGTCTTTTATTATCTTTGCCTACAAAATAAAAAAGAGACATAATATGGCATATAATGCAATAGGTGGCTTTCCACCACAACAATTATCCTTCAATAAAAAAGGAAAGGCATGGAGACGCAGGTGCGTTGACTTTGGAGATAATCATAGCTTGATGCACTATCACTTGACAAGGAAGTCTGTGCAGGCTATGAAGATAAACTATGACCTAATCAATGGCAAGATACACATGAGTGACTTGAAGATGCTGATCAATCCATATAGCTTGGAAGCTTCATTCATTCCTGACAACATACAACACTATCCCATCATAAACTCAAAGCTTGAGGTTCTAAGGGGGGAGGAATCAAAGAGGTTGTTTGATTTCAAGGTAGTAGTCACCAATCCTACGGCAATCTCAGAGATAGAGGAGGAAAAGAACAATCAAGTAAACATGATGCTTCAGCAAGTAATTATGGATGATTCCCAAAGTCAGGATGAGTTTAACCAAGAGATTCAGAAGCAATCAGATTATTTTACTTATGAATACCAAGATAAAAGAGAGGTAAGAGGCAATCTTTTGCTTAATCATTACATGAAGGAACTTAACATTCCCCAATTATTCAATAAAGGTTTTGTTGATGCCTATACTGTAGGAGAGGAAGCTTATCAATGTGATATAGTGGGAGGGGAACCTTATGTGGAGAAAATAAATCCTACTAAGATGAGAGTCATCAAGTCAGGTTATTCAAATAAGATAGAGGATGCTGACATGATAGTACTTGAGGATTATTGGAATCCTGGTAGAGTTATTGATACTTTCTATGACCAACTGTCTAAGAAAGATATAGAAGCCCTGGAGAATGCTCCTGACAATAGTAATGCCAGTCCTTATACTGATAGTATGGATAACCTAGATCCTAGGTATGGATTTGTTCCTAATATTAGTGTTGAGACAGCAGGAGATGCTGTAATAGACCCTTATAGTCTATTTGACAATACCTTTGATGAGTCTTACTTACCTTATGATAGCAATGGTAATGTGAGAGTACTTAGGGTGTATTGGAAATCTAGAAGACAAATTAAGAAAGTAAAGAGCTATGATCCTGAAACTGGTGAGGAAGAGTTTAACTTCTATCCAGAGACTTACCATTGCGACCCTATGAAAGGAGAGGAAGAACAGACATTTTGGGTTAATGAAGCATGGGAAGGTACTAAGATAGGTAAGGACATCTATGTAAACATGAGACCTAGACCTGTGCAGTACAATAGGCTTAGTAATCCTTCAAGGTGTCATTTTGGCATTATTGGTAGTATCTACAATATCAATGGTAATGAGCCTTTCTCTCTTGTGGATATAATGAAACCTTATGCTTATCTCTATGATGTTATCCATGATAGACTTAATAAAGTAATAGCAAAGAACATGGGTAAAATCATTAGGATGGACTTTGCCAAGGTGCCTAAAGGATGGGATGTTGATAAGTGGATGTACTATATCAATGTCAATAATATAGCAGCTGAGGATAGCTTCAAGGAAGGTAACATAGGTGTAGCCACTGGTAAGTTGGCAGGTGCCATGAACAATGCTTCCTCAGGAGTTATAGATGCATCCCTTGGGAATGAGATTCAACAATATATTAGTTTGCTGGAATGGATTTCCACTAAGATTGGAGAGCTAGCAGGAATCTCCAAGCAAAGGGAAGGTCAGATTTCCAACAGAGAGACTGTAGGGGGTGTTGAGAGGGCTACTCTTCAATCTTCACTTATTACAGAAGGATTGTTCTTCATACATGATGATGTAAAGAAGAGGGTACTTGAATGTTTTCTAGAGACAGCTAAGATTGCTCTTAGAGGTAGAAAAAAGAAATTTGACTATATCCTTGACAATGGAAGTAAACAGATTGTAGAAATTGATGGTGATGAGTTTGCAGAGTGTGATTATGGTCTTGTAGTAGACAATAGCAATGGTACCATGGAACTTAGTCAGAAACTTGACACACTTGCACAGGCTGCCCTTCAGAATCAAGCTCTTGACTTCTCAGCTATCATGAAGATATATACCACTAAGAGTACTGCTGAGAAACAAAGGATGGTTGAGAATAATGAGAAGAAGAGAAGAGAGGAAGCACAGCAACAACAACAGCAACAACTTCAGATGCAACAAGCACAATTGCAGCAACAAGCTCAACAGGCACAAGCTGAGTTAGAACTTAAATATAAGATGCATCAAGATGAGATGGAGAACAATATTTTGGTGGCTCAGATAAACAGTAGAGCTGAAGAAATTCGTATGTCTCTAGAGGCAGGTGATGCAGTAGATACTACTGCTCTTGAAAGAGAAAAGCTATCAGAGAATACAAGACAATTCAATGAAAACCTTTCCTATCTTAAAGCTAAACAGAAAGATGATGCTAGACTTAAAGAACAGCAGATAAAGGCAACAATAAAGAAGAACAATAGTAATAAGAAGTAATATGAAAGCTAGTGATATATTGATAAATAAATTGAAGGAGTTTGAAGGATTCTCAGCAAAGCCTTACAAGGCAGATAAATCTGAGAAATATCTAACCATTGGTTATGGTCATTATGGTGCTGATGTAAAGGCTACCATGACTGTAACCAAGGATAATGCAGAGAAGCTACTATGGAAGGATTTAGTAACTTATGAAAACTATGTAAATAAGTTGGGAGTTGCTATGACTCAAGGACAGTTTGATGCCTTGGTTGACTTTAGCTATAACCTTGGATGCAATGCCCTTGGTGGAAGTACCCTTCTCAAAAGAATAAAAGCAAAAGCTTCTGAGAAACTCCTTAGAGAT